GACCGGATAGACAGACGGCTCAAAAGAGTGGAGCGGGAATTGGAGTGCCGATGATTGACGACTGTGCTGGACAGAAGGCAACATTATCGGACCCTAGTCACGGGCGGCATAGTCTTCAAACGGAACAGCAAATTTTAGTTGCCCATTGCCATCATAAAAAGCTTTTGCACATGCCGGTATCGCTACGCTCATTTCGGCTCCTCCAGACGCAATCGAACATTATCGGACGCTGCGACGGGTTGTTCTTTTCTGCCAGAGCGCGACCTCTCTAAGCGATACACGAGACGCCAATATCTGACCGGCTGCACTGAGCACGTAGGAGTGGTCGGAGTATTTTGTAATTAGGCCGCGCTTTTGAAGTTCCACCGTCATAACGTCATCCACCATCACAGATTCCCCCGCGAACAGATCGCAACACGCGCTGACTATTTCAGCATCACTAGGGTTCATCTGGCCTCCTTCTGACGCAATCGAACATTATCGGACCCTATGCGTCCTTCTGCGCCAGTGCTGCGTGTGCCGCTTCAGCCCTCTCCAGCCGCGCATTCTGCTCGCGGAGGGCGTGTAGCTCAGGACGTACCTCACGTATCACCGCTTCCAGTTCCGCGATGCGCTGGCGCAGGATGCCGACTTCTTCTTGGGCGCAGTTGCGGCATAAATCTGTCGGGTCGCACCCCTCATCGGTGGACATCGTTCGGTGGCACTTGCTGCATTCATCGCTCATTTCGTGTCCTCCAGACGCAATCGAACATTATCGGACCCTATTGCGATCCCATTTGCAGCTAGCGAAAATCTTCGAGGCGATGAGACGTTTTCCCGCACCTCGGGCAAGTGATTGAACTCAGTTCGACGCGGACGGCCGGCAGTTCCCCCTGATCCATGAGGTTATCCGCCAGGTGTAAAAATTCCTCGTCCTTGTTGCGACAGTAAGCGGCGCAACAGGCATAAACCAGTTTTGTGATCTGGTCCCTGGGTAAAAGCACGGTCATCGCCACGGGTACGGATTCCGGTTCCGCCATGGATGATCCTCCTTCAGAACTGCTCCAAGTGTCCCAGCCCGTCCAGGACAGAATTGTTGGCGCCGGCCACGGTCGCGCCGGTGGACTGAATCATAGGCGGAGCCGTCCACGAGCTGTCCCATTTTTGATTCTCAATGATGGCGTTGATCAGGTCGGGCGCATAGCTCACGCTGCCGCCCGTGGCCGAGCGCGCGCCGTTCAAAAAGAAGGTGAATCTTCGCGGCCCGAGAATTGAAGTGATCCTGGTCGTGATGTCCTGGCTTTTGTCGGCGCTCACCATGTGGACGTAGGGGCACAAGAGATAACCGGGCAGAGTGGAACAAGTCAGCCCATGCCGGGCCTCGGTGGTCACGGTGCAACTCCCGTCGGCGCACTCGATTTCCTTCGCGGCGACAGGTGGAAGCGCATAGCCTTTGGTTGCGTCGAGAATGTTGAGCGCCACACCTCCGCTGACATAGCCGCCGCCGCCCGAGACCAGCAGCCCGCCGATGCGCAGCTGGGTATTGGGCCGGCCGTCATTCGCCGCGATCAGGAACCCTGTATTCGACTTGGTCAATTCCGCGTAACTGTCGCGGATATCGAGGTTATAGATCGACCCGTTGACCAGCCTGATTCCCACCTCGTTGCCCTCGAAGTGGTTTTCATCCGAGAACACCATGCCGTTGGTGGTGCAGCCCCCATACGACGATGGATAGTCGCACAGGCGCATCAGCACGCCGGCGTGAGTATTGGAGTTAATCAGGTTGCGCGAGAACTTCCACGCATTGGCCTGGTCGCCCAGAAATTCCACACCATCCCCGGAACGGACAAATTGCGAATCCTCGACCGTCCACGTCCACGAGCCGTCGAGAACTCGCAAAGCGGCCTCGGAGAATCCTTCGACGCTTACCCGGTCAAGCAGTGCGCCGGGACCACGGGCGTTGCGGATCTCGATGCCCACCGCAGCGGACGATACGGGGATAAAGGCAATGTCCCGCAAGACGGTGGCATAGTTGTCGTGAATGGACACGCACGGGTTGCTCTGGCACTTCACGGCGGAGACCGCAAAAGAGACTCCCTGGACGGTGACGTAGTTAGAGCGGATCTCGATCTGTGTTCCCGGCGCCATGGTGAGAGAACTAAAGCCGACCTCGATGGTGGTCAATGCCCGGTCGATGACGATATTGCTGGCAGCGGTCTGTGCTCCCGTTACCTGCCGCGCGTCGATCCAGCAGGCCACCGATGGCGGGCATGAATGGATTGCATCCATAAGCCGCGAGCCGAAGTCGCCGCTGCCCGGTTCCAGCACGATCACGCTGCTTTTCGCGCATCCGGTCAGGAACGTGGTGGCCATCAGCAGGAAGACCCAGCGGGTCACCATGCCCTCCACCAGGCTGCCAGCCGGCCCGTGAGTTCCCAGCCCGCCCAGACCAACCTGACGGCCAGCGCTTCGAGGATCACGCCATTCCGAAAGCCTCGGCAGACTTCCAGGCCGTCCGGCTCTTCGCTAGGATGCCCATTGCTGGGCCCGTAGGGCCTATAGGCGGCGTCGAAGGGGCTCGACCTATGGTTAGGTACCACCCTTAGCCCATCGAGGTAAAATGCGGCCATATTTCCTCCTACCCGCAGCCCAGGAGCAGCCGCCGGGCGCAATCGCTCCTGCAGGCCCGTAGTTGCGCGTCAATGCGGCGGGCATATTTGCCCTGCCTTAGCGAGAGGTTGAATTTGCGCATGAGATCGGCGCGCGGCGTCGACTTCCTGCCTCGTTTCCTGCGGACGGTCACTGCCACGGCGACACCTCGAATCTCGGCGCCTGGACATCCAGCCGCTCGACCGCTTCCTGCCAGCACAGGCAGTCCTCCAGTTCGAAGTGCGCGATGCGCAGGTCGTCGGTGGCCCGCACGAATTCCATGGCGTTGCGCACAAAAACGACATCGTTCGAACGGTCGGCCTGCGCGGCCAGCTGCCGGCGCATGCGGATTAGTTCGGCGGCGGGGAATCTACATGGCTGCATGACGTGCTTCCTTCTTTGCGTAGTATTCGCGAGAAACTCTTTCGTTGTGGCAGGTTCTGCAATCGCGCCCTCGTTTTGCAAAGTAAGTATTTTTGGTGTCATAGGGGTGACCTTTTGGACAGTGGGTAACTAAAGCATGCTTGGCGCCCGGCCCCGCTCCGCGAAGCACGTTTATCCTTTGCATTACGGGCTCAAGATGATCAGGGTTGACGCAATTACGAACCCTGCAGAGGTGATCTAGAACGAGACCTTCTGGAATAGGTCCCCTAACGAATTCATAGGCCACTCTATGCGCTTGGCGCACAGCCCCAGTCAACATCACTCTTCCGTATCCGCTTGGATGAATAAATCCGGTCCACAACCAGCATGTGCTGGTTTTGTTTACCTTCTGCCAGAATCGTTCCAACATGGCAGCCCTCCCGCTGCGCCACCTCATCTCAGGCCTCCTTCTCGTACCAGTTCTGCGGCGCGGCGTGTTCATCGTAACGGTCCACGAATTCGCCCCAGCGTTCAGCGCGGATACCGAAGGGCTGCAGGTTCTGCGATTCGCGCATCTTGCCGAGAAAACAAAAGTCCTCGCCCGTGTAGCGCTTTTCCTCCCTGGTGCGATGCAGCAGGAGAATGACCTGCGCGGCCTGCTCGAAGGCGCTGGAGCCGAGGATCATTTCGACATCGGGGAAGAGATTCAGATCGTTCGGAGGGGCGCGGCGGATCTGCGCCAGGGCCACCGTGCGGCAGTAATCGCGGGCCACATGCCTGAGCGTCTCCGCTTGCTTAGGCGCGGCTTCGATGATGTTCTTGGCGCGCGGCACCAGCAGTAACTGCGCGTAATCGACCACGATCAAATCTGCCTTCCATCGCTTCGCCGCCAGCACGGCGCGGGAGCGATACTCGCTCACCGTGAGCTCGTGGGTGTCGTCGATGTAGATCGGCAGATCGACGCTCTCTTCCTGGGCGCGTCGGACGGCGGTGCGCTGCTCCGGCGTCAGGCAGCGGGGATCGCGCATGGCGGCGACCGGGACGCGGGCTATCAGCCGCCACAGACGCCGCAGCAGAGCGCGCTTAGTCATCTCCAGGCTCTGGATGTGTACCCGCTTGCCGCGCCGCGCGTTCTTGAGCGCGATCTGCAGGCCGCCTTCCGTCTTGCCGCTCGACGGCCTGCCGGCGAGGATGCACAACTCTTCTCCGTCCAGTCCGCAGGTGGCGCGGTCGATCTCGTCGGTCAAAAGCGATGCCCCACGCAGTCCGCCATGAAGCGCATTGGCTTCCTGCTCGAAGGCTGCCGCCTCGTCCGCGACGATTTCGATGATTTGCTTGCCCGTGGTGCGTATTTGAGCCGCCGCCTCGGTCATCTGCTGCTGCATATCAGCGAGAACTTCCTGTGCCGTCTCGCTCTGGTCCGCAGCCCGCGCGAAGCCTGTTGAGCAAATGCCCATCATCCGGCGCAGTATCGCTTTATCGCGCACGATGGAGAGATATGCGCCGATCACCGGCCGCCGGGGTAAGCCTTCCGTCAGGCTGGAGAGATATGCCACGCCGCCAATCGCCGCGATTTCGTGCCGCAGTTCATGCGCCAGGGTGATGATGTCCACTGGATGGCCGGCTTCCATCAGCGCCGCGATGGCGCCAAATATGCGCCGGTGCGAGTCGAGCGAAAAATCATCGGCGGTGAGCCCCTGCTCGATGGCTTCGTAGAAAGTCCCATTGTCGAGAAAGATGGCGCCAAGGATGGTCTTCTCCGCGTGGATGTCGGTGGGAAATCCGGCGTCTAGGCCATGTAGATCGCTGGTGGCTTGCATTAACTTCCTCCCTTGGAAACGGTGGGGCGGGAAAGAATTTTGACCGCCTGCGCCGGCGGGTGACGGCTATTGGCATTTGTGTCATTCAGCGGGAACACGCCTTTCCATGCGTGAACTATGCTCCGCACGAGGACCTCTTCCGGGGCATATCCTTGATCCCGCAACGACTGCAATGCGTCCACTATCCCCTCCCGTGCCCGGTCCGTCATTGGAGCCCTGATCTTTTTCCGCATCTCCTCAAAATCAGCCCACACCCGAGGTGGAATCCAGGAAGGAATCTCAAACGCCGAAAGCCGTGCTTTCGGCGCACGCGGTGCGGGGTTTTGTATTTCAGGCATGGCTAGGCTAGGTTCTGGTTCTGGTTCTGGTAGGGAAGACACGGACGGAATTGTCCGGACATGTCCAGACACGGACGGAATTGTCCGGACATGTCCAGACAAAGGAGGATAAAAGCCTACTTGTCCAGACTCAATTGCCCGTTTAGCCCTCTTTTGTACAGTATTGTCGGCATGTTCCGCCCAATCGTGGACAAGGAGGCGACATGTCTCGTCTTTGTCTAGCCATCCAGTAGCGACCAGAGCCTCTATCAGTTGATCCTCATCGCCGCGATAGTCGAGAGCGAGAGCAATGTCTTCGTTGCTTAACTTGCCGATATCCCCCCGCCATGCTTCGACCGCGGTCAGATGCCACAAGCATTCGAGGATTCCCATTGCCTGGTACAGGGGAACGTCCAGTTTCCGGCACAGGCGCCGCATCTTAGAGTGATTTCTGGCTTCTCTTTTCATATCTCAGCCCGCCTCTCGTTCAATCAGCGCTATGGCGAAGAATTCATCTGGATTAAAGTGAAAGCGATCATTTTCGTAGTGGAGGGGGCATTTTGCGGTTGCGGCAAAAAGGGACGGATCGGCCCATATAAAATCAGGCTCGCGAGCCTGGATAGTCCAACCTCTCCAGCGCTCGTCATCCATCATGGCCTTAAGGCATAATGCGCGTTCGACTATGCAGAATATGCGGTCCGGTTCTTTCGCATAGCGGGGCATCAGAATGAACGCCATCTCAGTGAACCCATCGTCTATATCAAGCCCAGCCTCCTTACGTGCGCTTAACTCCCTGAAGAGATCGACAACGTCCTGCGGGTCAATCTTCAACTTAGGCAAGCGCATCCACCGATCTGGCAACCGTTTACTAATGCGTCCCATCTCAGGCCTCCTTTTGAAAAGCGAAGAGGCGCGTTGCGAATGCGGAACATATATACATGGGAACTCAATTTCCTCAAACTTTTCGCAGGCCTTGACGTAACCCGCATGAGCGGCCAGGCTCCCCAGCCACAGCCACAACGTTTCGTGCGCGGGCAGACCTGAGAGGGCATCCCCGGCGCAGCAAAAACTTATGCCGCAGACCCTTTCCAGGCTGGGTCTACGGCGCGAATATCGGAATCAGTGATCCCCCATTCCATGTCATTCAGGCTGGCCTTCAATTGCGCGTGCAGGGGCCCCGGCGGCACAAGGGCATTGAGCCGCGCGATCATCTCGTCCACTTCAGTGTTGAACTGCGCGATATGCGCGTCGATTTCCGCGAGCCTCTTTTCATCGCGCTGCAGGCGCCAGACGAACAGCTTCAGATGCGCCGGCATCTCTGGGCAGTAGGAAACAAAATCCATCCATTGCAAGTCGGCGCAGCGCATATTGAGCGCTATCTGCGGCTCGTAGTCCGATGGCACCGCCTCGCCCAGCAGATACTTGATATGCGTCGATGCGCGCGGGCACTTGATCTCTAGGCCGCCGCGCTGCCGGAGCATTAATCCATCTGGAGACGCTCCACATCGATCAGGCATTTCAGGATGGAGCACGAATCCCACTTCGTCGACGTCGAACCCGGTGCGCATCTCGTAAGCTGCGCGCGCGAAGGGCTCAAGCTCTGTGCCGCGCTCCATGTCGCGGCTTACATAGTTGTCCTGCAAGGCTAGGCGGGTTAGTAGTTCGCTCACCTTCTGCGCCTTGTAATCGATGCGCGGCTGAAGTTCCTTTTTATCGCGGACGCCGAACGCCATGACTTTATGCACACTGGACGCAGTTGCCCTGCCAATGTGCAAATCGAACCATTCATCGCCGCCCTGCTTGCAGGGGATGATGCGCTCTTCGAGGGTCATTCTTTATACCTTGCTTTTTCGATTTTGTTGCATTGAATGAGATCGAACATGGCGGATTTGTCGCCCAATACCTCGGCCGCCTTGTAGCCTTCTCGGAAAATACTGAACAACTGGCCGGGATCGGCGGCCGCGTGCATCCTTGCCATCCAGCCCTGGAGCGTTTCGGGACGCATGCCGTTGGGATTGCCGCCGGCCGCGTTGCCGTCGTCGTCCTTGTCTTTGAATGTCAAGTTGAAAATCATGTCTTTGAGGTAGCGTTTGGCGTAGGTGATCGCGCTGCCTGTGGCATGAGTGCGCGACATTACCCCGCCTCCTTTGGCACCCTTCCCATCGCAAGGCATAGGCAGTGGATACTCTTTCGAATATCCGCCTAGAGTCAGAGTTCCCACGACCAGAATTTCTTCAGGCTTGGAGGATTCGCGTGGCTCGAAGGAAAGTGTCATGCGCTCCCTAGTGAGCAACCCATCGAGCACTGCGTCGATATCCTCGGCGCGAGCGAATTTACTGCGCGTCTCGGGATTATCTCCACGCTTGACGATGGGTTTCAGTTCGTCCTGAATCCTGCGTAGAGCAGCCTGGAATGCGGCCTTATCCTCGTAATCCCTCTGCTGGCGCATCTGATCGAGAATGAGATTGGCGACCGTGAGTCCTTCGCCACTAGCGAGCGCGGCATCCAGTGCGCGCTGAATCATCTGCATTGGCGATGCCGGCGCGATGGCGGTCTGCGGCTCGGTCAGAGCCAGTTCTGCTTGATTACTCATTTACTCTCCATCGCTCTCTTCTAAGCCCCAGGCGGACTCGTGGCGTTCGTCGATCTTGTTGTCAATGTATTTGTCATAGGCGCCCTGCTGCGCGTCGTCTTCGCGGCCTTCCATCCAGTCCTCTATGGCCTGCTGGATGGTGGAGGCGAGATCGTTGCGCTCATGTTCCGTGATGCCCCTGAGGTCATCGAGGAAAAGGCAGGCGAGGTCGTAGCAGTGGGGGTCGAAGAGCCTCATGCTGCACCGCCCTTGCCGTCTGCCTTGGCGATTGCTGCGCGAGCACTTGAGAGAATGTGACCGTCTTGCGTCCCTTCGATATACGAGAAACGTTCAACCATTGCGGTCAGCGACTCGTACAGTTCCGGCGCGGCGGCGATGAGGTTGCGGTTGGCGCACATACGACTTCCACCGATTGCGCTCCATGCTCCCTCTCCGTCCCCATGCGCCTGTGCTACCAACTCCCTTTGAGGATCTGGTCCGTAGATGTGCGAACCGTTAATTTGCCACGGCCCCGGTGTGAATTTGCTCATGCGGCACCTTCGATCTGCTCAAACAAGGCAAGCTGCCGGGCGTCGATGGCGTCCTGAATCTCTATCTCGTCGCGCAGGCGTTCATAGGCTTCGTCCTCATCGGGCTCGAAGCGAACAAATTCGCGCTCGCCCAGCCAGTTGTCTTGATAGTGCCCTCTCATGCGGCCTCCTTGAGAAAGGGGCTCGTAACCCGGTGCAGGGCAATGGCCAGGGCGAACTGATCGTGCGGGATGCCATCGTTGATGACACGTATCTTGGCGTCGGAGAGAATTTCCATTGCTTCCGAATGGCCGCTCACTTGTATGTCCGCCAGCAGATGGTCCCAGGCGTTCATGAGAATGAGATACCCGATAGCGTTATCCACGGAGCACCTCCGCCGGCCATAGCCCCTCATCATCCAGATCGCCGAGCTTGTCCTCGATCATGGTTTCGCCGTGCTTGATGTCGTCGACGCAGTCGGTCAGCGTCTCGGCGGCTTCCTGCACGCGCTCGATGTCGATGTCGAGGCCGGGATTGCCGTCCGCCCACTCGCGCGTCTCGATTTTGAATTGGGCGCGGCTGACCGAGTAGGCCAGGTGGCCGAGTTCGCGGACCAGGATGGCGCGCAATTCGGCTTCCTTTACGCGCAGAAGTTCAAGCATCGCTCTGTCGTGCTCGATTTCCGTGCGCAGGGCCTGGCGCTCGGCTAAGATTTGCAGGCTCGAAGGGGGCGGTTGGGGATGGCGGCGAAAAACAATATTCACGGCGCGCTCGCTTACGGTCATGCTCTTTTTCCTCTCAGTTTCCGGCGGGTCGGGGGGCCCTCCAAATCCATGTATGGCATCTAGGGATGGATTAAGTTCAAACTATACTCCCCGCCGCGCAGAGTCAAGGTATATGTTTTGATAAGTTGCGATTGATTTCTTTTGTAGACGGGCGTAGAGTCCAGTAATGGTTACTAAAAAGCTACTCATACAACTGGACGACCCGCTACTGACCCCCCAGCAGGTAGCGGATCGCCTGCAAATGCATAAGATTTCAGTGCAGAATATGCGTCTGAAGGGCAAGGGGCCGCCCTGGATCAGGCCTAACGGCAAGCGGGTCTATTATCCGCAGCGCCTGTTTGAGGAGTGGCTGAATAAGACCCTGACCGTGCCCGGTCAGGACGTGGCCTGATATGTCCGTTTTTCAGCGCGGCCCCCGCTGGCACTATGAGTTCATGTATGCGGGCGTGAAGATCCGCCGCGCCTGCGGAAAGAACTGCCACAGCAAGATGCGCGCCCAGCAGATCGAACGCGAGGCCCGGGCCCGGGCCATGAATGGCGACACGCCCATGAGCCCCAGGTCGATGCCCATCTTAAGCCAGGCCGCCGAATCGTTCCTGGCGGAGCGCGAGGAAGCCTTTCAGGCCGGTAACCTGGCCGCCAACACCCTGCGCCATTACCGCAACGCCTGGCGCAGCTGGCTGGCCCCCACTGCGCTGGCCGCCATGAAGGTCAACCGGATCACGGCGGAGCACATCGCCGCCGTTCACTTTCCCGGAGGGGCGTTCACCACCCAGAACGCGCGGCAGTGCCTGGGCGCCATCCTCGAATGGTGCCGCCGGCATCGCTTCATTGCGGCGGTCCCGCGCCTGCCCGGAAAGCGTCTGCAGGGGCGCAAGATCCGCATCACCCCCGAAATCGAGTTCGCCCTGCGCCGGCACATGGAGCGCGACGTGAGCGACATCTTCACCGTCATGCTGGACGCGGTGATGCGCAACTCGGAAGTCATGGCCATGCGCTGGGAGCATGTCGACTGGGAGCGGGGGGAGTATTTCGTGGCGGGCGGGAAGACCGATGCCTCCCGCCGCACCGTGCCCATGAGCGAACGCATCCGTGCTATGCTCTTGGGTCGGCAGGCCGAAGCCGCCAGCGAGTGGATATTCCCCAGCAGGATCCACCGCGTGGGCCATCGCGTGACCATCGCCAGGCAGTTCCGGGCGGCACGGATGGCGGCCGGCATCGACCCCAAGGTCAAGCTCTACTGCGCCCGCCATACCGGCGCCAGCGAGCTATCAGAGATGGGCGTGGACCTTCTCACCCTGCGCACCATCCTGGGGCACGAGGACATTTCGACCACCAACCGATACCTGCACGGCGACACCCGGCTGGCGAAGGTGGCGGTCGATCAGCGCAACCTCGACCGGTGCGGCCTGCGGGTGGTCCCGAAGAAGGCATAGGACGCCTATGCATCGACCGATTGAGTACTTCCCTTTCCCCCCACAAGGGGTTTTTCCCGATTTTGAGCCGGTGCCATAACGCTATGCAAAAACTACAGTTACATGGAGCCGACGAGCGGGATCGAACCGCTGACCTGCTGATTACGAATCATTGCACCCAGGAATCCATGTATGGCGCAGCGGAACTTAGCCGGCTGATTATAAATAACTTAACAAAACACCTGCCGCCTTGACTATTGCTAGATTCCAGACATAGTGAAACAATACGCAATTATGGGACATTCGACGACTCCCCACAGAACTCCCACAAAGGGTTTTTGTCTGCCTGCGGGATTGAGGAATCATTTATGCACCTGGCCGCCTTTTTCATCCTTGCGCTTTGCGCAATCGCCGCGTCCCGCCTGATTCGCTTCCCGCCGTCCGGGGCTGAGGAACTCAAGGAGTTCCAGCGCATCGAGGATCTGCTGCCCCGTCTCCTGCCCTATGCATATCATGGCGACCGCGCGCGCCTCCTGGCCGTCATCGGGGGCGTCTCCGGCCTGCGCGCCATGCGGAGGTCGAGTTCGACCATCTCCACCCTGATCGCGCGCCGGGCGCGCGCCGCCGGCTGCGCAAGCCGGATCGCCGAGCAGACGTTCCTATATTCTGTCGCGGCCAGGTGGGTGATTTTGGGGGCCATCGTCGAGACCTGGCTGTGCCGGCTCGTTCCCTTGTGGCCCCCGATATGCTTGACCGCTGCGGCGCAGATTTATTGCGAAATGGCGGTTACCTACGAAGCACTCGTGGACTATATTTAGACCTCGCAACTATACATAGCGCATAGATGGGCCTATTATGGAAATTGCGCGAAATGAACTACTCACTTTTCACATCTCACGATGCGGGGCACGGTATGGTCCTGACCCCATTTGAAGTGTTCACCGCCAAGCGTAAGCAGGAAATACAGTCCGAATTGACCGCCCTGGTTCCTTCCGATCAGCGGCGCAAGTTATTGAATCTTCTGTCGGAACTGGAGCGCATCGCGGAAGCCCTTTCCAAGGGCAGCGTAAAGTATGTTCAGGCCGCCATGCCTATCGATGCCATCGTTGCCTACCTGGACGAAGCGCGTCTTCCGGCCACGGAGAACCAGATTGTGGACGCGGTGCTGGCGGGCGGCTACAAGGGCGGGGAGAGCGCGCGCTCCATGCACGAGCCCCGCATCCGCGCCAGCATCAACGTACATATCAATGGCAAGGGTGCGCAGGGAAAGAACGCCCTCAAGAAGATCAATGATCTGATTGGGATGGCCTCCTGGGATGATTCGCTGTTCCAGTAAACCGCGCGGCAGGGTTTCCTCTGGAGGCTCCCCTATGGGGCTATTGCATATCCTGATTCCTGTGGCGTCATAACGTCATCACGCCATGCCATCATTACGCCATGAAGACAATCGCCTTTATGAGCCAGAAGGGCGGCGTGGGCAAGACGACGCTCTCCGTTCACATGGCGGTAGCGGCCGAGGAATCAGGCGAGCGGGTGGCGCTGGTGGATACCGATCCGCAGCGCTCGGCGACGGTCTGGAGCGAGGCGCGCGCGAGCGAAACTCCCATCGTAGCTACGGCCTCCGCCGGCGATCTGGACGAAGTCCTGCGCGCCGCCCTTGCGGACCACATGACCCTGATGATCGTGGATACCGCCCCCCATGCGGCTCCCGATGCGGCGCGGATTGCGAGCGCTGTCGATCTGATCTGCATTCCCTGCCGGCCAACGGCATTTGACCTGGCGGCGGTGGGCAATGCGGTTGAGATCGTGCGGGCCGCCAAGACCAGCGCCGTTCTAATCCTCTCCGCCTGCCCGTTCCGCTCCCCGGAAATCGCGGAGACGCGGCAATTGCTGTCTGAGTACGGCCTGCCTGTATGTCCCGGCGACATCACCGAACGGCGCGCTTTTGCCCGCGCCGTGGCCACCGGCCGCGCGGTCACGGAGTTTGAGGAAGACGGCAAGGCCGCCGCCGAGATTCGCGCGTTGTGGTCCTGGCTGAAGGAGCAACTATGAGCGATCTCTCGAAGTTCACCCGGAAAGCCTCGCCCCAGACAGTGCCCGCCAGCCGGGTGCGCGGCAAAAAGGAAACCGTGGCCCTCACCGTACGCCTGCGCCGGTCCGACTGGGAGCGCCTGCACCAGCTGGCCGTCTCCGAGGGCGTCAGCATCCAGACACTGGCCCTGCAGGGGTTTAACCGCGTCTTCGCCGACAAAGGCCTGCCCCGGATAGAAGTCATGGCGTCATAACGTCAATGCGTCTTGACGTGAGAATCTATGCATGGGGCGCAACGCCATTTTTCGATAACTCGCGGCATTTAGTGATAAATTTGGCCGATCCACCTATGGAATCCATGGCTTGTGCTATAGTGGCTTTCAATTCCATAAACGCACGGCCAGCGCTTCCACGGCCCAGGTGAGATGCATACTTGTCCATAAGCAAAAGGGCAGTCTTACGCAATGCACTAGGCGAGCACATGCAGACGCTCGCCGAGGACGAAATTGAGTCCTATGAATTCCTAGCCGAGCGCGGCGAAGTCATCCGCTGCCTGAAGATGAAAAAGGGTCGTGAGCTGATCATTTTCCGGCTCAAGGCGCCCAAAGACCCGCCCGTCGAACCATCCAATTCCGGCAACTCCGACAGCAGCCTGAGCGAGCACGATGCGCACGCCATCGCGGGATTGTTTGACAAGATCAGCCGCACGCAGATTGAGCGCTGGCTGGGCTGGGGTTTAATCGGTTCCTGGTAGCGGGGGGAACCGTGGGGGAGGGGGGGGCGTTTGAGTTCCTGCGCCTTCCGCTAACTTCCGCAGTATCAACGATATGCCAGCACACACCCAAGCAGCCACCGACATTTATTCGGTATCCCATAAAAAGCTCGCCGACCTGACGCCCGATCCTCGCAACGCCAACAAAGGCACCCAGCGAGGCAGGGAAATGATCGAAAACAGCCTGCGGCAATATGGCGCTGGCCGATCCATCCTGCTCGACAGAAACGGGCGCATCATCGCAGGCAATAAGACGGCTGAGAACTGCGGCGCAGCCGGACTGAGCGACGTGATCGTGGTGCAGTCAGATGGCACGAAGCTAGTAGCCGTGCAGCGCATGGACCTCGACCTTGACGACGCCACAGCTAAACAGCTTGCAATCGCCGATAATCGCGCCGGCCAGGTATCGCTCGATTGGGACATCGATGTACTCAAAGAACTGGCGACCGAGATTGATCTGGCGCCGTTCTGGAGCGCTGACGAGCTGGAGAAGATGTGGCCGCAGAATGCGGACCTGCTCACGGACGAGGACGATGTCCCTGATCTGCCCGAGGAAGCGGTCACCAAGCCTAGCGATCTTTACATACTTGGCAGGCATCGGCTGCTGTGCGGGGATTCGACGTGCATCACGGACGTTGAGCGGCTGATGGGGGGCGAGAAAGCCAAGTGCATGTGGACCGATCCCCCCTACGGCGTCGATTACACAGGCAAAACCAAGGATGCCCTGAAGATCAAGAACGATAGTGGCTTCAATCTTCGTGAACTCCTCGATGGAGCATTCGCTTGCGCCACAGTTGTGCTGGAGGGGGGGGGCAGCGATCTATGTAGCCCACCCGGCGGGTGGGCTAAGTGTAGCTTTTGGCAACGCGTTCTTGGGCGCGGGCTGGAGACTCCATGAAGGGCTAGTGTGGGACAAAGGAACGATAGTTATGGGGCATAGCGACTATCACTACTCGCACGAGCCCATCCTGTATGGATACACATCCGGCGAGGGACGATTTGGACGCGGCGGCAAGGGTTGGTATGGAGACAATACCCAAAAGAGCGTTCTTTCCTATCCGAAGCCCTCGCGCAACGAAAGCCATCCCACCATGAAACCGGTTGCGCTGGTCGAGCACTGCCTCCGCAACAGCACTCGGGTTAGTGACAAGGTTCTCGACCTCTTCGGCGGTTCCGGCTCAACCCTTATCGCCTGCGAGAAGACAAGGCGATTCTGCTACATGATGGAACTGGATCCATGCTATTGCGACGTCATAGTCCAGCGCTGGGAAGCGGCAACCGGACAGAAGGCAGTATTGGATGCGAACCGGTCGACCGCCTAAGCCAGTAGATGAGCAAAAGCTGGACCTTCTGGCCTCGCTCGGTCTGACCACGGCTGAGATAGCCGCCGTGCTGGAAGTATCGCCCGACACGCTCGAGGAAAAGTACGCAGAGGAGATGGCGATTGGCAAGCAGAAGTGCAAGGCCAGTGTGCGGCGCAAGCAGTTTGAACTGGCCATGGCCGGCAATCCCACCATGCTGATCTGGCTGGGCAAGCAGATCCTCGGGCAGAAGGAACGCTACGAGCAACTGGTGAGCGGCCCCGATGGCGGGGCCATTCCGATCAGCATAGAGATCGATGTTTAAGGGAGGCCAGTGATGCCTTACGCGAGCAAAGCACAGCAATCCTTCCACGCGAATAAGCCGCAGCTAGAGAAGCAGGGCGTAAATGTCAGCGAGTGGGATGCGGCGAGCAGGGGCAAGAAGCTGCCGCCTCGCGCCCCGATGCCTAAGCCGCAGGCCAAGCGCAAGAGCCTGTATACAGGCAATGAAGATCAGTGAGATCGTCAAGCCTACGGATCGGCAGCGGGAATGCTTCAAGGCGTTGCGCAAATACCGTTTCGTGCTCTACGGCGGCGCCATGGGCGGCGGCAAGTCGTACTTACTGCGCTGGTGGTGCGTCTTGCAGTGCGCCTACTACTTCGCGCGCTACGGCGTGCGCAATGTGCGCGTGGGTCTGTTCTCGGAGGATTACCCCACGCTGGTAGACCGGCAGATCAGCAAGATCAAGTTTGAGTTTCCCGCATGGATGGGCCGGATTACCGAAAGCCGGACCGAGGGCTTCAATTTCAAGCTGTGCGGCGCGCTGGGCTATGGAACGATAGCTTTCCGCAACCTCGACGACCCAAGCAAATACAACTCTGCGGAGTTCGCATCGATTGCGGTCGAGGAACTGACCAAGGATAAAGAAGAGGTCTTCCATGAGTTGCGCAAACGCATGCGCTGGCCGGGCATACCAGATGAGGACACGCGCTTCCTGGGGGCCACGAATCCCGGCGGCCCCGGTCATGCCTGGGTCAAGCGCTTCTGGCTCGATCATGATCTGCCCATAGAGATGGCCTCGCTTGCCGATCAGTTCTGCTATGTGCAATCGAAGGCGCAGGACAATCCGCATCTTTCGCCGGGCTATTATCAATCGCTGCTGACGCTGCCGGCGGAGATGGCGAAGGCCTACGCGGAGGGCGACTGGGATTTGTTCGCCGGGCAGTACTTCACGGAGTGGCGCAAGGATGTGCATGTCTGCGAGCCCTTCGCGATTCCCTGGTTCTGGACCATCGAGAGATGCGGCGACTGGGGCGAGGCTAATCCATGCGCGTATCTGTGGGTGGCAACCGATCCGCATGGACGCAAGTTTGTCATCGGCGAAGTCTACGGCGCTGGTCTGAAGATCAAGGAGCAGGCGCGGCTCATCAAGAAATTTGAGGATGGCAAGAAGGTGCGCAGAGTGGGCGTCTTGGATGGCGCCTGCTTCGACTCGACCGGCCGCGACAAATCAATCGCTGACCAGTTTGCGGAATTTGGCGTGCTGTGGGCACAGTCGGTCAAGGGACCGGGCTCGATTGCCAGTGGCGCGCAGACGATTCGGACCTTGCTTTCTTATGAGCGCGATGAGGACGGCAAGGTCATTACCGAGCCGATCATGAAGGTATTCAGCACTTGTGTGAACGTCGTTCGCACGCTGCCTTCGCTGATCCATGATCCCAACCGGCCGGAGAACTATATCGGCGAGGACCATTGCGCCGACAGTTTGCGCTACCACTGCGTGGGCGCGGTCAGCGCTCCCAGCGTGCCTGAGAGTGAGATGACTGAAGAGGAAGCGGCATTATTTGCGGAGGCCGACCGAAAATATTATGAGGAAATGCGGGCAATGCAATAAGCAAGACGCGCCTTGGTTTGAGCAGCAGCCCTGTTCCTGCGGCCTGCCTGTGGACGACGACGACCCTAGCCCGCTGAAGCATGCGCCTGACTGCAATGGCATCGGCCATGAAGTGGTGCTCCATCGGGTGCGCATCCGCAAGCCGGAAATGACGTTCGATCAGAAGCTATCGCTCAAGTGGACGGAGCGGGGCTGGCAATTGCTGCGCAACGGCACTCGCTTTTATCGCGTGAAGTATCTCTGCCGCCACTGCATTGTCGACGAGGACATCGCGCAGGAGCGGCGTCAGGAATATGAGAAGGCCTGCAGGGAAACGCGCGGTATGGATGGACGTTCTTACGCGCAGATGCTGGCCAGCCAATAGGAGGACGACATGCCACTAAGCGTGCTTTTCTGGGTAATCTACCTAATCGCAGTGTTGTTCGGAGCATGGTCCAGTTATGAACCCGCCCAACCATTATGGTATCGCAGGGCTGGATCATACCTCCTTCTCTGGATCTTAGTTGGGATCCTGGGCTGGGAAGTCTTTGGGTCCGTAGTCAGGCGATAGGAGAGCGACGATGGCATACACGAGTTTCACCGCGACGGTAACGGCGCCGGGCACCATTCAGCCCTTGACCAGCGTGGTCGCGCCCGCCTTCCCGACCATGAGCGGCACGATGACGGGCACGGTTCTGCCCACGGCTTCGGTAATCGTCTACCAGGCCGATCCGGGCAATACCGCTGCCGCGCTCATCTATATAGGAAGCAAGTCGATGAATGTGACGACCCGTGCCGGCATCGGCATGGCGCTGGCTCCGGGGCAATTCTCGCCGCAAATATCGCTGGCCGAGGGCGCGGTATCGCTGTCCGAGATATTCATCGATGCGACAGCGGCGGCGGCCGTCAAGAACCTGTTCGTAACGGTGGTGGGATGAGCGACCCCGTATGCCGTACCTGCGGCAAGCCGGTCAGAAACGGCAATCTCTATTGTTCCTATGAATGCGGGCAGGCGCCCAAGGCCGCCCACAAGCTATTAGAGGCGCGGGGCTTCGTGCAGTTGAAGGAAACACCGAACACCTACGTGCGCGACGGGTTTGCGGTCACCATCGAGCAGGTCAGATACCTGGGCATCGACACGACCATGCGCGTTCATCGCGCCACGATTGAGGCTGCCGCGCGGTGAAAGAGCCCAGCATGACGGCGGTTCTGGCCGAAATCATCAAGCGCCAGCAGGACACCATCGACAGGATGCAGGCCACACTCGACCGCATCGTTACGGTGCGCTACGACCGCCCTGTCGAGCGCAGCAGCGCGGCCACGGTGACCGAATCCATGCCGCAGTGGGCGATGAACGATCAGGGCGATTCGCGCCCCGATCCCAATGCACAGGAAATTGAGCGGCAACTGGGCAGAATCATGACCGCGACAGATGCGGAGTGGGTGAATGTCGAGTAACGAGACGGGCCAGCCCGAGGTCGTTGCGCAGACCGACGCCCAGGGCGCGCTTTCGGACCACATCACGCAGATGTACAAGACGGCATCGCGCACGCGGTATGCCGAGGAGCGGGAATGGGCGACGGCGGGCTACTTCGACCAGAACAAGCAGTGGCTCGAGGAAGACCCGGCTGCCGGCGGGCGTTTGCGCCCCATGGATCGCAAGAAGGATGCCAAGTGGCCGCAGCCGGTCACGAACCTGTTCTCGAAGACCATCAACACCAATGCCAATGCGCTGGGCGCGGACATACCGCGCATGCTGGCGCTCTCGGACAATTACGATGCGCGCAATCGCCGGGCGGCGGAGGCGGCCGAGAAGGTCATCGACACCGGCAACCGCGAATCGACGATGGAAATCATCAACCCCACGCTGGCCAAGCGGGTAGTGCTCTGGGGCTGGGGATGCACCTATGACACGATTGCGTTTGATCATTCGACTGTTGATGTGCCCGAGGTCGCACCACCTCCAACGCAACCGCCCGCGCTTCCCGCCAGCACGGATCAGCCCATGCCCCAGGCTGGTCAGCAACCCCAGGAGCAGGCCGCGCCAGACCAGCAGGCCTCGCCTGAATTGCAGGCCATGGGCGTCGAGACGGTGCCCACGGCGCGCCTGCAGACGTATCTGCTGACGCCCTTCGAGGTTTACCTTCCCCGCGATTCGGCCGACATCAACCTTTGTCCATGGCAGATCGTGCGCTGGCGGCGGCGCCTGGGGCTGGTCAAGGAACTCTATCCCGCCTATGCCCAGAAGTTCACCGCCGATACGGCCGACGTCACGCTGGCCTTCTATTACCTCAATACCCTGCGGTCGCTGTCGTTTCAGAACAGCGCGCAGAATGAGGCGGAAGAGGAATTCTGCACCCTGACCGAATTCTGGTGCGAGTGGCAGTCGGTGCCCGAAGAGGTGCAGAAGAAGATCGCCGCGGAATGGCAGTCCGAGCCTTCGGAGATTTACTCCGCGCAGGGCTTCACGAAACTAGAGGCGGCCATCGAGTACGGCCTGTTCGCGGTGCAATGGAAAGGGCAGCTGGTGCAATGGGCCGAGAACCCCTGGGACGGCGACTCGCCGCTGACCTTCTTTCCCTTCCAGAAGGACAGCGTTTCCGTTTATCCCAAAGGCTTGAGCGTCGAGCTAATCCCGCTGACTAAATCTTTGAACCGCGTGGATTCGCTGATGCTGCGCGCGGTCATGAGCACGGGCACAGGCAAATGGCTGGTGCCGACCACGCAGCCCATCGTGCAACTATCCGGCGACCCTGTCGAGAAGATCGAGTGGGATCCCATAGGCGATGGCAAGGTCAAGCCGGAATGGATCAATCCCACGCCTTACGGCTCAGTATTGATCCAACTGCGCCAGCAGATCGTGGAGGATTTCAAGGAGCTTGGCTTCTCGAACTCCGTGGCCGAGGGCGAGATGCCGGGCGCGGGAACGGCCTTCCGCCTAGCCGCCTACATGGGTGCCAAAGCCGAGGAGACGCGCAAGACGATGCGCTATCTCTGGGAGCAGGCGCATGAGATCCGCGCCCGCAAGCTGGTCAAGATGGCGCGCAAGGTATGGACCGAGCCAAGAAAAGTGCAGGCGGCGGGCTTCAACAACCAGTTCGCGGCCCAGCAGCTGGAGGCCGCCGACATTCCCGAGGACGGCTATTCGCTGAACGTGATCCAGGATTCGAGCAAGCCCAAGACGCAGACCGAGAAACTGCAGGTGCTGCAACTGGCGCAGCAGGGCGGCTACGTGAATCCGCAGGACCCGGCCACGCGCGAATACGTGCTCGATGCCTTGGGATTGCAGGATCTGGACCCCAGCGACCATCTGCAGTACATGAAGGCCGACCGCGATCTCGAGAAGCTGAAGCATGGCATCCAGCCCATGGAATCGCCCTTCGAGAAGTGGGACATTCCGCTCAGGGTTATTGCGCAGTACACGCTGACGGAGGAGTTTGAGTCCTCGCCGGAGAACGTGCGCCACGGCATCCTGATGTATGCGCAGTATCTGAGCGAGAAGCTATCGGCCGCGCAGGGCGCGCCGGTAGAGATGCCAACCCCGCCGCAGCCCCCCGGCGCCCCACCGGCGGGACCGGGCGGCGCCGGGGGTCAGCCGGCATCGCACGTTCTGGGACAGGTTCCGGGGGCCCAGGTCAGCACGCCACAAGTAGAGGGAGCGGCCATTCGTGAAGCCGCATCGGTCGTTCCCAACAGCCCATCCCCATCGGCATAAGGAGACAGCACCATGGCAATTACGGCAGCATTCTCGAATTTCGAAGTCCCCGGCGCCTCGAAGGTGGGCATCGTGGAAGTCAGTTTCAGCGGCACCGATTACCTCACCAACGGCGTCGATCCGCGCCCCGCGATCCGGGCGGCGACGGGCATCAATAACATCTCGGACATTGCCCCCATCTGCCTCGGCCCCACGCTGGCGGCGGGCATTGCCGACTTCAGCTTTGACAAGGCCAACGGCAAGGTCAAGATTTACACCTCGGCGGCGGTCGAAGCCGCCAATGCGCTCGACATTTCCTCCATCAAAATCTACTTCTACGTGAAGGGGAACTAACATGGCGTACTATCGCAAAATCGAAATCGTGGAAGCCGTGCAGTATGAGGGCACACCCCTGTCTGTCATCCATTACCAGTTGGGCGAGCAGCAGGCGCATACGGGCGACTGGCTGCTGGGCACGAAGCGGGGCAAGATCCGCGTCGTCGGCGCGGCAGAGTTCAAGGCCGAGTATGAGCCGTACACGCCTACTGCTGCCGAACTCAAGAAGCTGGAGGCGCAGGCGGCCGAGGATGAGGCTGGCGAGCCCATACCTGCCACGGCGGGCTTGACGGAGCCGAAACCGGAGCCAAAACCGGAGCATACGGAGCCGCCGGCGGAGGAAAAGGCCGAGCCCTTGCGCGAGCATCCGCTATCGGAGGGCAAAACCTTCCCTAAAAAGAAGTAAAAACCGCACCAAAATCTCAAAATCAGGGCTGCTTCGGCGGCCTTTTTGATTTGCGAGGGACAAAATGCCAGAAGAAGCAGTCATCGACGTCCCGGTAGCACCCCCGGAGGCCCCAGCCGAGCCCGCAGCGCCCGAAACGCCCCCAGAACCGGCTATCCCGCCCGCGCCGCCCGCAGAACCGCCGCCGGTCGACCCCAATGACCCCATGGCGGCGCTTCAGGCGGCCATGGACGCGCAATTGGGCAAGGATGAGCCTGTGGCGCCACCAGCGGCGGGCGAGCCTGCTGCCATTCCCGAGGCTTTTCAGCAGGCCTTGGCGATTTCGCCCTATGTGCAGACGCCCGAGCACCTGCAGCAGGCGGTCGCGGCGGCCGATGAGGTCTGGAAGGTGGCCAGCGGGCAGGCGCCGGCGGCGGGACTGCTCGAAGGCATGCGCGCGGCCAATCCGCAGGGCTATCAGAAGGTCATCGGCGACCTGATACCGTACATCGAGCAGGTGACGGGGCGCAAATTCACGGACCAGCCCGCGCAGCCGCCCGATCCCAACCAGGCGCGGCTCGATGCGCTCGAATCGAGGTTCGCGGCCGAGGAGCAGGCGCGGCAGAGCGAGCAATGGAACCAGCAGGTGACGGCGGCGCGCGGCAAGGCTATGGAGTTTCTCTCCGCGAGCGCCAAAGGCACGGCCTTCGAGGGCATCGAGAACACCATCCTGCAGATGAGCGCCAATAAAGTGGGCGTGCCCGAGCAGGAAATGGTGCAAATGCTGCTCCAGGGCAAGACCGGCCCGCTCGAAAAGGCGTTCAAGGAAGTCAAGGCGGAACTGGGTGGCCTCGTGCGGCGCATCAACGCCAACATGATCAAGCAGCACCGTGCCCTGGCCGGTGGCGTGCCCGCCGTCAAGGGCAGCCAGCGCGTGCGCCCGGCGCCGGATGAGATGAAGGCGCTGCCCGGCGAAACCACGGCGCAGACGGTCAAGCGACTTTTGCAGGGCTGATTCCCGCCCCGCACTCAAGATTAGCAATGGGCGAATACATAACGGACTAGCTTCGGGCGAGTCCACGAGATGTCTCCGCGCCCCATTGCTAAAACCAGCCGAAGGATGACCCCTTGCGGCTAAAAGGAGACTCTCGTGGCAGATGCAAACACGATTACTCGCATTGGGGGCATTCTCAAAAACGTCTATGGCCCCAAAATCGAGGAGCAGCAGAACAAGACCGCTGTCCTCCGCACCCGTTACGGCAAGGCCGATAACGAGTATGTCCGCTCCATGGCCGGCGATCACTTCGAGTTCCCGGCCCGCGTGGGCGGCAACCGCGCCGGCGTAGCTCCGGCGGCTTCCGACGATCCTTTGCCCACCGCCGGGCGCCAGAACGAGAAGAAGTTCCAGGTCTTTGATCGCGGCTACACGGCCGTCATCAAGATGTACGAGAAGGACATCTTGAACAGCGAATCCAATCCCCAGGCGTTCGCCAACCACCAGACCAACGAAATGACGCAGATCGTCACCGACACGGAGAAGGTCATCAATATCGACATTGCGGCGGGCGATGGTTCGGGCATTCTGTCGACCATCGCGGCGGGCACCGCCTCGGCCACGCAGACCCTCGCGGTCGGAACCGCATTCGGGCAGTTCGGTTCCCGCTACTTGCAGGTAAACGACGTCGTGGATGTCTACAGTTCGAACCTCGTGACCAGCCGCACCGCAGGAGCGGGCGTGAGCGTTACCAGTATTACGCCGTCCACGGCTGGCGGACCGGCCACGGTGGTCTTTTCAGCCACCATGACGACCACCACGGGCGACATCGTGGTGCGCGGCGCGGGGCGCGTCAACAAGGCCTATACGGGCTTCTGGGCGGCGACCAACAACCAGGGCGTGACGTTCCAGGGGCTCTCGACCACGACCTATCCGCTGCTCCAATCCAACCTGATCGCGGCGGCGGGTAATTACCTCAATGAGGGCTACCTGCAGCAGTTGATCACGGCCATCAACGTGGCCTCGGGGCAGGAGATGGACGAGTTCGTGGCCTCGCACTCGCAGTTCGACCAGTACGAAGCGCTGGGGTTCGCCCAGAAGCGCTTCACCGATTCGACGCTCGACAAAGGGTACGAAACCTTGACATTTAAGGGCAAGAAGTTCGTCAAGGATGTAGACGTGCCTCCGGCGGCGATCTACGGCGTCACCCGCGACACGGTGAAGTTCGGCCAGGTCGCAGGGCTCAACTTCAGCGAACTGGACGGCAAGGTGCTTAAGTGGGTGCCGGGCTATGCCGCCTACACGGCCTACATGCGCGAGTATGGCAACTTTGTTTTTACACATCCGAACCAACTAGGCTGCATCAGCGGATTGGGATACAACACCTCGTCCACCGCATACGCGCGTTGAACCCAACTCTCCCTTCTTTTCGACCGGGGCCGGTCCTTTCGGTCCAGCCGGCCCCGTCTTTTTCGAGGCACCATGAAATTGATCCTTCCCGAAAGCATGGATGCGCCGTCCATTCCTGAATGGTTTCTCGTCCAATTACGGAGTATCGACGCCGGTCTGGTTGTGTATTGGAACAAATTCCAGAACCGCTTTGTCATAGATAGGTGCATCAATCCCGCGCCGCATACCCATACGGCGGCCTGCGAGCGGGCCAACGTGATGATCTGCGAGGACGAGGAACACGGCTACATGGGCCCCTCGGACCGCATCCTCGAAAAGCTGCGCAGCATGGACGCCTGGACGAAGTATGGCTCGTCGGGCGAGCCAGGCCTGATGCGGCAGAGGAAAGAGCGCGAGAATGCCAAGGCGGAATGGGACCGCAAGGCTGAAGAAGAGGCCAGGGCGATATGGCGCGACGGCTTCCGTGATGACCGCGTGCAGGTCAACAGGCTGGTTCACCTTTTACAGCAACACGATGTTCTACGGCCCAACAAGTAAGGGGGCTCGACGCTTCGGCGTGGACGCCTTCGATTACTAAAGGAGCAAGTATGCCCATCAGGTTCTACAACCCCGGCCCCCGGATAGCGGAGCCGATGCGCTTCGATCATCCCACCAACGATCCCAAGGAAATGAACCTGGTTTCCTTCTGGCATATCGAGGCGCCCGAAAAGGCATTTTTCGACGTGCCCACGGAAGTAACCGTGGAAACGCCCGATGGAGAGCATACGGTGCCCGTCAAGTTTGCCGACCGGGTGCAGGAACTCTACCGGCGTTACGGCATCGTGCGCATCAATCCCAAGCCCCGCAACCCGATTGAGGAAGAGGACAACGTGGCGCTCACTGAGAAGGATGCGAAGGAGAAGGGCGAGCGTCTGTGGCGGGACTGCATGATTGACCTCGTCCGGGCCCATACCCTGCAGTGCGCCGAGATTCGCAGCCACAACAACATCCCCATGCGCGCCAGGGGCACGACCGCCTACGCGTTCAAGACTCTGGGCATCGAGGACCCCGCCAATGACGTGGTCGACGTACTCAGCCGCAAGCAGGATGTCAGCGAAGTGGCGGATCTGAAGCGGCAGGTTGAGGAACTGAAATCCATGATGCTGACAGGGGCGAAGAAGTGATCGTCATCACCCACATCGTCGCTCCGCAGGCGGGATGGCCGGTTGCCCTCCATTGCCCCATATGCGGGCGCACCAGCATCCTGCTTGAACTGTGCGCGGAGAAACCGAGGGACGCGGATTATTGCGTGTGGGAAGGCATCTGCCCTGACGACGTCGGGCACATGAAAGCCGCGCCGGCGGAGGTGTGCCATTGAATTTGTACCAGATGTATGCCAACTGCAATGCCAACTCGGGCTATGCGCGCGCCGATGGCGAGATTTATGCGGCCCTGGGGCGCGCGGGCTTCAAGGTATTCTCGGCCGTCGTGAAGGAGAATCGCGGCTTCTTTGTCAAATTTGACGAAACCAGCCTGAGTTTAGTTCCAGGCACGCAGGAGTACCCGCTGCCCGCCGATCTGTCGCAGATCGTGCATCTGGCCGAGCGGCAGAGCGCCGCGCAGGACTGGGCGCCCATCGCACCGCTCGACCTCGATACGGCCCTGACCGATTTGCAGGTGGCCTCGGGCTGGTCGAATTACTTTTCCTCCATGTACAGCAACCGCAGCAGCTACGGCTTCTACGGGCCCTATCTCGATTCGGCGGCGACTGTCGGCGTGCAGACGCAGAAGATCCGCATCTCGCCGGGCATCGACGCGCCCCGCTTCTGCCAGCTGGTCTATACCGCCAAATGGCTGCCTGTCACCGACGCCTCCAGCAAGGTCATGCTGCCCGATGAGGGCACCTACGCCATGGAATCCTTCGCCAGCGCGCAATTGTGCGGTGCCTCGGACGATGGCACGCGCGCCAATTACTACGAATTGCAGGGGGCCAAGGACCTGATGGCCTTCCTGGCCTGGGCGCGGCAGCGGCAGAGCATGGCGGCGTCCACGGTTGTGACTTACGGGCCGTAATGCTCACGCGCAGGAGTTTTGATGATTAAGGGACTCAAGCAGGACGGCATCAGCCAGTTTACCGGCAAGGCCGTGACCAGGAACCTGGCCGAATCAAATCCCGGCTCCCTGCTGTCCGCAAAAAATGTGCTGATCCTCTCCGACGGGCAATTGCGCCGCGCTCCAGGCTACACGCTGGTCACCAATGTCGGCGCTTCCGTGCAGGCGTTCTATGACTTCCAGCGCAACGTGGATCAAAAGCAGTTCGTCTTCGTTCAGTCGGGCGGGAATATTGGCACGATGAACGCCGACGGATCGGGGAAATTGCTGCTCTCGACCGGCGAAACGGGAGTCCATCAGTTCGTGTGCAACTCCTTTGCGGCCTACTCCTCCGATGGGCACAATGCCTGGCGCTACGTGGACGTGGGCGGCACGCTGACGAAGTATCAGTGGGGCATTACCGCGCCCACTACGGCCCCGGCCATTTCGCTCAGTGCGGGCACGCTCACGCTGACCTACGGGAGAACGTATGTCTATTGCTTTGTCTCGAAGTATACGGATTCTCTGGGCATTCAGCGTGTCAGCGTTTCCGCTCCTTCCCCTGTGTCTGCGCACACTGGCCCCATTGCTGCACAAGTGGTTTTGCTCTATAACCTCCAGGTTTCCTCCGATCCGCAAGTCAATTACAAATGGATTTTCGCGGTCTCGGATTCGCCTGTCGACACCAGCGCAACGTATTACTTCGCCGCCGAGATTCCGAACAGCCAAACGTCCTGGGGCGACACGCTGATCGACGATGCTCTCGATGACACGCGCCTGGCGCCCTTCGATAACCATCCCGCGCCGCCGGCGCCCATGCTGGCCACGTTTCAAAACCGCATCGTGGCCGCCAAGGGCAGCCTGATGCAGCTGTCCGGCTATTCCGAAATCACGCTGGGCATTCCCGAAGAGGCATGGCCCACCAGCCTGTTCTTCAACCTGCCCAGCGGCAAGCGCACCATCAGCGGCCTGTCCACGATGCAGCAGGGTACCATCCTGATTGTCTCGACACAAGACTACTTCTATGCCTATACCGGCTACGATGCGATCACCTTCGCGGAGCAGGACCGGGTGGGCTCGCCGGGATTTGCGGGGAAACTCTCGCATGTGCTGACTCCCGAAGGGCTGATGTACCTGAGCGCCAATCAGAGTGTGCGCGTATGGCGGGGGCCGGGCGGACCGGAGCCGACGTCGATTTCCGATGACAACGCCAAGAAGCTCATGGGCACCTATTCGATGGAAGACATCGACGTAGATCACATCGCGGACTCGCAATGCCTCTGGTACGACTTCGGGCCCATGAATCTGCTGGTGGTGTTTGCGCGCACCGACGATTTAAGCATCCCTGATGTCCTGATCAATGGCGACTTTTCTCAGGGAACTACAGCATGGGCGTTTCAACCTCCCTGGGCTTTAGGAGTAAGTGGACTTCCAATGGGGGGGACTGGAAATCAAGCGATCTTCAGTGGATCCGGCACTGCTGCCGTATTCAATAACACTCCCATACCATGTTCCCCGGGGGATACCGTCACATCTACCTGCTGGGCACTGGGAGAGTCTGGTGCCGTAGGAACTGCTGACTTGAGAGTAACTTTCTTTGATGCCAGCGGCGTAAACATTGGAAGTGACCATCCTGGTCCTCCTGTAACGAATAATGCTGTATGGGCCGAGGCTACAGTTGCGGCAACAGCACCAGCCGGCGCAGTCCACGCTATAGCTAGCTTTGCTGTCTTTGGCGGTGCTCCCGGCCCTCGATGGTTTATGTGGGGCATGACAGCTGTCGTAGCTAAGCCGGATGGATTTAATCTCATGCAGTTATGGTCCTTCGTGACCCAGGCGCAGGATTCGAGCGGCGTGTACGGTTCAGGCTCGGGCGTCTATACGCAACTGACGGGCACGTACCTGACCGACAAGCTGCCCTCGCAGTTGATCACGGCGGCGGGCTCGGTCAATGTCGGCTTCGCCGGCCAGGATTTCATCTTCCTGGGCGATGGCGATGGCAATGTCTACCGCTGGCCGGATGGGTTCACAGACAATGGCAACCCGTACTACGGCACCGCGCAGCATGCCTGGCACCTGCCCAACGAGGGCAAGAGCCGCTATTACTGGGCCGACCTGGTGACGGACCGCAGCGATTCTGCCCTGAGCTTTCAGGTCTACGCGGCCACCGCCGATGCGCCCGACCAGGCCATAAATCCCACCGAGCTGACCATTCAGCAGATGCCCTCGCCGGTCCGGCAGTCGGGCTACGCGATCCGCGCCGGCATGAATACGCCGGGAACGGCGACCGGCAAATACTGCACCCTCTGGATCAGCTTTCCCCGCGATAATGCCGATGCGGTAGTGCGCAAGATTACCCTGGCCTCGCGGCCCATCAATGCGGGGCTGGCATGAGTCCGACGGCGGTTAAGGGCGGGATGGGCAGCGCCGGCAGCCGGCTGAACAGCGGCGTCCATGCCGATCCGGTCATGTCGCAGCGCATGCAGTGGGTCGACCGGCAGATGTCCACGCCGCCCATCGGGACCAACGTGGTGTCGCGATTCCTCTGCGAGCCCAATGCCACCACAGAGGGCGTCGATGTCAGCTTTCGCATTACGGACATGACCGGCATGGCGTCGATCAGCCTGCTGCGCGGCAAAGTGCTCGATCTTCAGCAGGGCACGGTGCTTCAAACCTGGGCGGCCTCGGAATCGGCCTTCGCATGGTCGGATACGGACAAAATCCTGCAGCAGACCGGGCAGGCCTTTTACTGGCTGAAGCTGGAGCCGGTGAATACCATGAACGGCCAGGAGGAGGTCGTCGGGCCGCAGTTCATTCTGCTCAATCCCTCGCTCTTGCCCCCGATGCCCGCGACCGGCATCAGCGCCTCGCATGCGGCGGCCGTCAATGGCGCGGTGCTGGTGACTTGCAATGTGTCCGGCTTCCCGGCCGGCGGCACGATCAAAATTTATGCCACCGGATACCTGGGCAACCCATCCCCGGTCGCGATGGCGCAGAAGGCCAGTTCGCCCATCCAGTTCACCATGCAGGCCACGGGGGAAACGGTTACCCTGACGGCCATTGCCGTAAGCCCAGGGGGGACGGAGGCGCCCAGCGGACCATCCTGCACCCTGACCCTTACCGGAACCGCCACGGCGCCCGCCAAGCCCGTGGGCGTGACCGTGGTGCAGATCGCTACCGGCAACCAGGTCATGTGGCCGGCTTCTGCGGATGCGGGGGTTACGGGCTATCAGGTATGGCGCGGAGACCGGGCCACCGCCTTCGGCGCGGCGTCCCTGCTGGCGACGGTTCCATCCCCCGGCGGGATGGGCACGGTCGAGTATCTCGACACCGGCGGCCTGGGGGGCGATTACCAGTACTTCGTGATTGTGGTGACCTCGGCCGGCAATAGCCCTCCCTCCGATCCGGCCAACCCGCAGGTAATCTTTTCGAGCGCGCTCATTCCTCCCAACGTGGGAGCGAATACCAACAACACGGCCACGCTCGATTCAGTCGACGCCGGAGGCTCGGCAACGGTGCGCATCTATGGCCCCGGCGGGCTGGGCACGAGCTACACGCGGCAGATGGGCTACGGGACGCCGACCAGGCCGGCCGGAAGCATTGTAGGGCTCGCTTACACCACGCGCTTTTACGTCGTGTACCTGCCGGGCGGTTCTTACCAGGCCAGCACAAGCTATGTCGACTCGCTGCCCGATGGGTACGAATACGTGGGGACGCTCATCACCTGCCCAGCGGGCGGGAGCGGCGGCGCCACGGCGAGCGCGCAGGCGGCCACCATTTCCCCCTACCCGGTTATCGCCGTCAATCCCGTCAATCCTGGCTATGGCTACGGGACCGCGCACTGTGTCATAAGCGGCGGCGGCGGAACCGGCGCGACTGCGGCAGCAAATTGTTCAGGCGGACAGGTGACAAGCTACTCGATGACGGCAGGGGGAAGCGGGTATATCAACCCGGCAAGCATCATCGTGGCCGTATTCCTCGACACTCCCTACACCGGCGGCGGGGGAACATCAGGCAACGGCGGCGCGCGCTACGTCCTGGCGTCGTGAGGAAATATGGCAACCATTCTGAGTAAGACGTTTGACCTCGCGCAGGGGGCCGTGGTGCTTTCGGTCAAGGATGCCGTGCTGGGCACGATTACCTCGCACACGATCTACGTAACCATGACGCCCAACGTGCAGGAGGTCATCACCCACATCCTCGAAGAGGCCGATGCCAACGCGCAGAAGATCCATGACGGCATGGTGGCGGCCGGCTGGATTCCGCCCGATGGAAATTAGACAGGCGAGGTCGGATGAGTTGCCCTATATCAAGGCGCGGCTCGACGCAGGGAATAGCGAAGATATCGGCATCGATACCGCCCGCCTCTTCGTAGCCGTTGAAAACGAACAGATAATCGGCGTTCTGGCGGCGCGGATGTGCTGGCAATTGCAGCCGCTGGTGATCTTCCCTGAGGTCAGGAACAAGGCAACGCGGCGTCGAGCCGGTCTGGGCATGTTTAAGGCCGCGCAGGAATGGCTCGGAAACCGGAACCTCAATCGAACCGGGATTTACTGGTTTTTCGCCGTCACCCGCTCCCGGCCGTGCATGCGATGGCTTACGAGCCTTGGAATGTTCCGCCAGTATCGCGGAAGCGCTCACTTTCTCAAATATTTGTAGGGGGATTTGAAATGTCGAGTCATGCGCAGGATCAGAGCACCCAGAAGGCGGCCTCGGCAGGAGCAACTGCACAGGACACGGCTCTAGCTAAAAATGCACAGAAGAATCAGGCTTTCTCCGATCAGACGCGGCAGAATCTCTTCGGCACGAGCGGCACAGGCGGCACTATGGGCGGCTTCACCAACCCCGCCTCGCTCAATCAGACGGGACTGAGCGGCACGTATCAGAACCAATACCAGAACGCCGCAAACAGGGTCGCCAATACTACCCAGAACGCTCTGGGCACGACTATGCAGAGCCTGGCCAATCGCGGCATGGGAGCGAGTCCGGCGGGCTTCGCGGCCGATCAGGCGCGCAAGGCGTACCAGGACCAGGCGGGGCAGCTGGGCGACCTCTACACGGGCGCGGCTCAGGGGCAGCATGGCGAGGCGTTGAGCAATTTCTGGAATGCGACGAATATGCTCAATTCGAACGCCTCGCAGACGGCCAATCTGAGCCTGCAGGGCAATCAGGCGGCGGCGGGCAACTATGCCAACCTCTACGGCACGGCCTCGCAGCAGCAGGCGAACCCGTGGGCGGTCGCAGGGCAGACGCTGGCGGGCTTGGGCACGGCGGCATCCGGCTTCATGCCGAGGCCGCCAGCGAAGCCGCCAGGATAAGGAGACGCGAATCCCATGCTTCCGCCGCAAATGCCGCCCGTAAAAGTCGACCCACTCACGGGCAAACTTGTGCCCGCCGATATGCCGCCTCCCAGCCCCACGCTAGGATTCCAAACCTGGGCGAGCGCGCCCGAGAACGCTCAGAAAATCCAGCCCGCGATGGTCGCGCAGGGGACACCATTACAGCCCAATGCGGGCATGGCTAGCGTCAATCCGCCTCCGGTCCCGCCCATGGCATCGTCCATGCCTCCTGGTGGCTTTGGTGCCGCCTCCGCCGCCGCGCAGCCCCTGGGCGCGGAACTATCCGGCAGTATCAGCCTGCCCGCCGCCCCGGCTCCTGTCATGGCATCGAGCGCGCCAGCCGAGGCGGACCGGGCCGAATTGCAGCGATTGCAGCAGAGCGGCGCGGGACTAAATAAGATCGGCAATCCATGGCTGCGTGGCTTGGCGCGGGCGGGCGATATTGCCGGAACAATTGTGGCGCCAGGTGTGATGTCAGCTATTCCCGGCACTACCGTTCACAATTGGACCCTGCAGAACATGCAGCAGGGCAAGGTGGCGAACGATCAGGCGGCGCAGGCGGCCGATCTGGCGCAGCAGACCGGCCTGGCTAGCCTGGCGAAGACGCAGGCAGAAACGGCGGCCATTCCCATCAACGCGGGCATGAAACGGCAGACGTATCTTGCCGCGCTGGCGGGCAAAGGGCTGCGCGAGGACGAGAACGGCAATATCGTGCCCGACGAGAATTCCCCTGTCTATCAGAAGCAGCAACTCGACCAAGGATTAGTAGAGGCTCATACTGCCGCCTTTAAGGCGGGCATCGAGCTAAAGGGCGCACAGGCGGAACTGGCAAGACTGCAGCAGCAAAAGTTCGATCCCAACAGCCCGATTTTCAAGCAGGCGCAGCAACGTCTCGCGACGGCACAGCAGAACGCAAATGCGACACAAATGAAAGCGCAGGCCTCCATGGGGCGCTACTTGCAGAGCGCGTACAACATTGACGCGCAGGGCAACGTCCTCCCCGGCGCCACGGAAATCTCCGACGAGGCGGGAAACATCACGACGGTGGGCACCGGCAATGCGGCCCTGGCGGCGAAGGCGCAACCCAATGCGGCCATGTTCAACGAGGTCGGCAATGCCACCGACGCGCTGGAACAGAAGGCCGAGAATTTAGTGAACAAGGGCGGCAAACTTAACGACCTGCGCGTGGCGGCCGCGATCAAAGATCCTGAAACCACCTCGGGGCAATGGGCGCAGGGAGAATTCGCGAACTCCGGCCTGACGCCCGAGCAACGCGATTACGTGATCGCGGTCAAAGCGTACAAAGAGCGGCTCCAACCGCTGCGCAAATCGGCCGGCGGCGGCGTATCTGATGCCCAGGTGGAACGTCTGCTGGCAATGGCACCTGGCGCAGCCACGCCCGATCTTGATTACCTCAAACGCCAGACAAAAGAGATTCGCGCCCTGCAGAACAACCTGGCAGCGGGCGTGACTACCGCAAAA